ACAAATGAATTAATTAAGCAAGGACATTTAGCACGTTTAAAAATTAAAGTGTTGGTATTAAAACATCTACATCAAAAATTTGAAACGTATCAAGATGAAATTGAATACCTCGTTACACATGAACGAAGAAATAATTTCATTAAAAATTTAACATTAGATCTTGGAGGTAATACTTTAATTCTATTCAACTATGTGGAGAAGCACGGCGAACCACTTTTTGAACTCATAAATAATAGTGCAAAATCTGGTAGAAAGATTTTCTTTGTCCATGGTGGTGTTGACGTAAAAGACAGAGAAGAGATCCGTGCAATTACTGAGAATGAATCTGATGCAGTTATCATCGCAAGTTACGGAACTTTTTCCACAGGCATTAATATTAAAAAATTACACAACATTATTTTTGCCTCTCCATCAAAGTCAAGAGTAAGAAACTTACAATCAATTGGTAGGGTTCTCAGAAAAGGTGAGAATAAAAACAGTGCTGTATTGTATGACATCGCTGATGACATTAGTAATAGTGATAGATCACCAAACTATACCTTAAATCATTTGTTTGAAAGAATTAAAATTTACAATCAAGAAAATTTTGACTACGAAATTGTAAACATTAAATTTAGAATGTAGTATGCAAGAGTTTTACGCAAGTATTAAATTAAAAACAGGAGAAGAACTATTAACTATTGTTACCAAAACTTGTCCAGAAGAAGATTACATTACAATTAAAAATCCAATAGGTATCGAAGAGATTGATATTCCTGGTGTTATCCAGGGTATGAAACTTAGAGCATGGATGAAAATTTCCCACAAAAATGAATTTACTATTAATGGGGAAGACATTATTGCATTCAAAGAAGTAGACATGGAAGTCATTGCATTCTACCATCACAGTTTAGCAAAACTAGAACAGAATGAAATCAATAAGTCACTGAAGAAAAGGCGTTCGCCCACCTCTAAAAAGAAAGATGGTCATGTACCATTAGATCGTGATCTAGGTCTACTCTCTGATCTTGACGATGCCATTGATCTCTTAGAGCATCTGTGGAACTCCGAGTCATACTCTAAAGATAATAAAGAGTAACCCTGTCCCTCTAAGCTAAGCTATAGTCCTCTGAACCTTGACCAGGTTATTATACACAGAATAGAGGTACTTGTCAAGCTGTAAGTTTTATGTTATGATACGGTGAGAAATCCAATCTATAAAATGACCAAAGCAAAAGAACACTATGTAAACAATAAGGATTTCCTCCATGCCATAATTCAATACAAGAAAAAAGTGGCGGAAGCGGAGGAAAATGGTAATCCTAAACCACCAGTGGGAGAATACATTGGTGGATGTTTCTTAAAGATTGCCCAGCATTTATCATACAAACCTAATTTTGTTAACTACATGTTTAAAGATGACATGATTGGTGACGGAATTGAAAACTGTATTACATACATCAATAATTTTAATCCAGAAAAATCACATAACCCATTTGCATATTTTACTCAGATTATATACTATGCATTCCTTCGTAGAATTCAGAAGGAAAAGAAGCAAGTAGATATTAAAAATAAAATGATTGAAAGGTCAGGATACAGTGAAGTATTCACACGTGATGAGTATGGGTGTGATGCCTCATACGAACAGATTAAAAATTCACTTGAGCAAAAGATGAGGTATTGATGAAAGTTGCTATTATTACAGACCAGCACTTTGGCATGAGAAAAGGTAGTCAAATTTTTCATGACTACATGAAGAAATTCTATGACGAAATATTCTTTCCATTCTTGGATAAGAATGAAATTAATACAGTTCTGGATCTAGGTGATACCTTTGACAATAGAAAGGCAATTGATTTTTGGTCATTAGATTGGGCAAAGAAAAATTATTATGATGTTCTTGCTAACAGAGGAACCCATGTTGTTACTGTAGTAGGTAATCATACTTCTTACTACAAGAATACTCTTGGTATTAATGCAATCAATCTACTGCTTCAACAATATCCAAATGTTGAGCTGATCGATAAACCTGAAACTATCGAGATAGGTGGTCTTGATATTTGTTTCATTCCTTGGATCTGTGTAGATAATGAAACAAAAACCTATGATGAAATTTCAAATACAAAAGCAAAAATTTGTATGGGGCATCTAGAACTATCTGGATTTGAGGCACATGTAGGATACTTTATGGATCATGGTATGAGTCGTGATGTATTTTCTAAATTTAAGAAAGTATTCTCTGGACACTTTCATCACAGGTCACACTCGGATAACATCTATTACCTAGGCAATCCTTATCAAATGTATTGGAATGATTTTGGTGATACTAGAGGGTTCCATATATTTGATACGGATACTACCCAGTTAAAATTTATTAAGAACCCTTTTAATATGTACTCTAAAATTTACTATGATGATTCTGCAATAAATCCTGATACAATTGATGAGAAACAATTCACTAATAAATTTGTGAAACTTATTGTTGAAAAGAGAACTAACTATTATGCATATGATGGTTTAGTTGAACGTCTTTATCAATCAGGTACTCATGACCTTAAAATTATTGATAACACTCAGGAAATAATTAATCCTAGTGGAGATATTGAGGTTGAGGGAACTCTATCTTTCTTAGAAAACTATATGGAAGAGATTGACTATGAAGATAAGGACACACTTAAATCAATCATTGGTTCCATTTACACAGAGTCGTTGCAGTTAGAATAATGTATATACTAACCGTTAAGGGAAAAGAAAACGAGGGAGCGTATGCTCCCAGTTTTAATAGACAAAACATTTTGTATATGTTTACTGATGAAGACGATGCTGAACGGCATTCTGGTCTTTTAGCAGCAGATGATTATCCTGAAATGGTCGTAGTAGAAGTAGACGACGAAGTTGCCATTCACCTATGCGAAGAGAATGGTTACTCATATTGCATAGTAACACCTGACGACATTATTATTCCACCCACATCAGATGATTGAATTTAAAACTATTAGATGGAAAAACTTTCTCAGTACTGGTAACAACTTTACTGAAGTAAAATTGAATGACTTTAACAAAACTTTAATTGTTGGAGAAAATGGTGCAGGTAAATCAACAATCCTAGATGCATTGTGCTTTGGTTTGTTTAACAAACCTTTCCGAAAGATCAACAAACCTCAACTTGTCAACTCAATTAATCTTGCAGATTGTAGAGTTGAAATTAACTTTACCATTGGTAAGGTTGATTGGCAGATCAATCGAGGAATGAAACCAGGCATATTTGAGATTTTTAAAAATGGAGTACAACTAGATCAAAGTGCTTCTGCTGCTGACCAACAAAAATGGTTAGAGCAGAACGTATTAAAATTGAACTTCAAGTCATTTACTCAAATTGTTGTTCTTGGTTCATCTACCTTTGTTCCTTTTATGCAGTTACCTGCTGCTGGTCGTAGGGAAGTCATTGAAGATATCCTAGACATTAGAATTTTCTCTACCATGAATACAATCTTAAAGGATCGTGTTAAAGAAAATAAAGAAGCAGTGTCTGATATTGACTATGCTATTTCTATCCTTAAAGAAAAAGTGGATGTTCAAAAAAGATTTATTGAAGATCTTAAAAAACAGGGAAAGGACAATGTAGTTCTATGGGAAGATGAAATCACTAAAATGGAACGTGACATTGAATCTAATCAACTTGAGTTAGAACGTTACATGCGTGACATTGATACGATGACACATCAGATGAACCAATTTTCAAATCCTCAAGAAGAACTTAATAAATTAAATGAATTTAATATTAAGTTTAGATCTAAGATTAAAGATATGGAAAAAGAAATTAAATTTCTAACATCTAATGATGTGTGTCCTACATGCAATCAAGATATTACTGAGGAATTTAAGAGTGCAAATATAGGAAAAGACAGCGATAAGATTAACAAACTTAAACTTGCTTTGACTGAAATTAGTACTAAGGAAAAAACTTTGAGTGATTCTTTACATCAACGTAATTCTATTCAGAAAGAAATAACTCAAATTCAAAACAAAATTAATAATTGTTTTTCAACAATCAACTGGAAACAGGAGAAGGTGAAAGAAACTCAAAAGAAAATTGAATCTCTTAAAACCAATACCGACAATGTTGATAGAGAACGTGATAACATGAAAACTTTTATTGTTCAAGGTAAAGGTCAGGAACTTCAGCGTCGGGTACTTTTAAAAAGATCAACCGAGTTAAAGATCATTGCTGATATTCTTAAAGATGGTGGAGTTAAAAGTTCGATCATTAGAAAGTATCTTCCTGTGATGAACACTCTTATTAATAAGAACCTTCAGGAACTTGAATTCTATGTCAACTTCAATCTTGATGATACGTTCAATGAAACTATCAAGTCACGATTCCGAGATGAGTTTTCTTATGCTTCATTCTCTGAAGGTGAGAAGATGAGGATTGACTTGGCACTTCTGTTCACCT